TGCTCGAACAAGTTGTGTTTGTTATAGAATCAACATTCTTTAAAGAAATGCCTGTCGAAGTATTACTTGAGGCCGTACAATCTTTAATAACGAGAACATCTGCGCCAGCACCAGTACCATCAATACCATGTGTTTGATTGGTCGAAAAAGTTGAATCTTGGATTCTGTCAATGTCAAAATTATTGCAATACAATCCTGAACCACCATTAGTTGAAGAAGTAGTATTCTTAATATGTTCAATTGAACCACGAAGAAAAATGCCATCGCCAGTGTTGTTGTTGATTGTACAAAACTCAATCTTGCTTGCACTTGTATTCAATCCGTGTGAACCATTGTACGAAGAAGCATGTGTTCTGATTATAGAAGGTCTTGAAGCAATCAATGTCAAACCAATCGAACTGTTGTATGAAGTGTTGCAAGCAACCAAATTGGCTTCATTGCAATAAATTGAACCACCAATTCTGCACTCATTAAGTTTTACATTGTCCAATTCAATTTCTTTTACAATTGGAAAGTTGATGCCACCAGCCATCAGTCCAATATTGCCACACTTTTCAATTGTTGAATTTTTGATTACAACTCTCTCGCAACCAAGAGCATATACGCCAACTCGATTATCTACACCACTATAAGTTGGATTAGTATTTGAGAATTGGCATGTATTTACAATCAAGTCTTTTACATATTGTGCCCAGACTATTTTTTGTTCCAATGTTCCACCTGCATCAATGGTGCAATTTGTCAAGTTGATTCTTGGCGTTGAAAACTCATCACTACCACTAACAAAGAAATATTCATTCTTTACATTTTGATAACCATAAGTTTTGAAAAGGTAGCAATCGAGATTTATGCCAACTGCATTGAAGAATCTGTTAATTTGTGTAGCAGGTTGATTTTGAAATTGAAAATTATAAAAAAGAATATTTGGCTTGTCGGCCCAGTAAGAAGATTGCATGCTAAGTGCAGTTGCATATGTTGCATTGGCATTCAATACTGGTGACTTGAGAGGCCCACCAGGTACATCTCTAAATGAAGTTGAAATGAATGTCATATTCTCTTTTATATCTGTAACAGAAATAGTGCCACTTAAATAACTATTGTTACCATAATAGAAAATTCTACCACCATTATCCTTGATTTCATTCAATGCACTTTGAATATCCAAATGGTCGTCAACACCATCCATTATGTAGGCAAATCTCGAATCAGGCAAATATGAAGAATAAACACAGTTCGGATAGTCAAGTGTACGAATCAACAGTTGCTTCCAACCTTTAGGTGCAGGTACGGCATTCCAAGTTCTTGATCTTGGGTCACTATATACATGTACAAGGTCGCCAACTGTAAGTACTTCACTATTCAATGTTTTTGCATCTTCGAAACGTTGTGATTGGTATGGTACTGCCAAGGTATTAGTGGCCCACCACCAACCACCATCACCAACAAATTGCCATTCACTATCGGTTCTATTATAAAATACTTCACCTATTTCGAATGAAGTATTCAAATTGTTTTTGATAACTTTGCCAACGCGAAATCTATATTTGTCACGATGATTGTCAAATGAAACATTTCTGGCAATTTCGTTTACATTGTTGATTGTACCAGCATATGTATCGAAATCAATCTTGGCATTTTTGAATGGTGGTTTAGTTAATCTCATTTTCTCTCCTTAAACAAACGGCATGGTTCTAGGCCAATCAGCTTCGTCGAGTGTCTGATATGGCGTAGGTTCAACCAAGTTCCAAATCTTCTCCTGTCTATCATACAATACGTTCCAACCGACTCTTACAGATGTAAAAGGCATTGCGCCATTTGTCACGAAAGCCTTGTGCTTGTATTGTTCTGTAACTCTGAATTTGGTGTTGCCATCTCTATCTATAATCTGTTGTATATCAACACCGGCCAATAGCCAATGCCCATCGCCTGTAAAACTTGTACCATCGGCTCTGACATAAGAAACAATATCACTCCAAAACTGTGTGTTGTTGCCATACAATACGGCTTCTTCAAAACTATTCTTAATTGTAGTCACTTCATAATCGGCAACTGGTATGAATATTTTGTAAGGCCCCTCGAACTTGTTGTTTGAGATATAGAATGTCAAGGCATTTTCATCACCTTCTTCTTCGAGAGCAAACCATTCACCACCAATTCTCAAACTTGTCTCTGTATATTCATCCTGTGCAGGCTCAGTCGAAAATACACAAGTAATCTTTTCATTGGTGCAACCAAGCATAACAGCATTCTTTTCTATGCACTTGCAGTTTACCCAGTTGTTTGCTTGATCAAAAATAGAAAAAGTATTTGCATTGAACCAACTTTGAGTCGATATGTTGTCTCCAATATTAGGTACTGTATGTGTGCCAGGTACACAACTGCCTGTATCAGAACCAAATATAACAGTGACTCTGCGTCCACCTGTAGTTTCGCTGGCACTGAAAGAATCATATAATCTTAAATAACTCATCTAAAAACTCCTCCGGCCCTTGAGCCAGTATTTAATGAAATATCGTTCAATAAACTAATTATTCTATCTTCATTTTTGAAAATAGAAAGTGGTTCATTCAGAGAACTTTGTCCAAGAACACCACTCATTGGCAAAGCCGAATTGAAAGAATTTGAAGAAATAGGTTCATTGAAAGAGAAATCTCGAAGCAATCCTTTGCCAACCTTTTTACTTTTATTATCTAAGTCAACAAAATCCTGCAAGAAATCTTGAAGCTTGTCAACAGCAATTCTTGTCATTTGCTTGTTTAATTCTTTTAAATTCTCTATGATATCGTCGAAAGGTTTTTCAGGCAGTTTATCCTCTATGCCTGTAACTGTACCTTGCCATAATTCTTTCAATGCATCTATAGAGTTTTTGAATGATTGTGTAAGTCCTTCGCCTGAGAACAAGTCTTTGAAGAAGAAAATTGGTGTACCTATCCATGTAGCTATCTGCTTGCGTGGCCATCCTGCTATCATGCCCATCAATGTGAATGTAGTGCCAAGCGTCTTGTTCAATGCATCAATAGAACTGGCCAAACCATGAAATATTCTACCAATCGAAAATGCCTCATCTACGATTTTACCAAGCGTTGCCAAGAACTGTGAACTTTGATCCTTTACTTCACGCCATTGATCAGAAATAGAATCAATTTTATTTCTTGAAAGATCAGAAACACGAGATTCGATTGAAGAAAGAATAACATCCTGTGCCTTCAATATATCGTTCTGTTTTACATAGTTCTTTATTTGTTCTTGTTGTGTCTTAGAAAATCTAATACCCATGCGAGACAAGGTATTCAATGCCTCGCTTGGTGCTTCAAGTGTTCTACCAAGTTGCAATGCGGCAGTATTTGCATCAACACCAAGTGCAGAAGATAAATCCATTGAAGCCTTTACTGCACGGTCGAAAGTCTTGCCACTAACTTTTCTGAAAACGAGCAAGGTGCCCATCAATTTTTTAATTTCATTGTCTGTAAGAGTAGTGCCACGACTCATCTTGTCTGCCATCTTGGTCATTTGCAAGGCAGTATAGCCAGCAGCACCACCTGTGGCTCTAACCATTTTTTCAAGGCGTTCAGATTCTTTTTGTGTTGCCGAGAAAGCCTTCAAAGCCTTTGTTATACCAAATGTAAGTGCTGCCAATGCTATGCCAAGTGGACCAAGTTTAGCCAACAACTTGTTAAGAATAGGTATGCCGGTGTTTATATTTGAGAACATATCTTTGAAAGAATTGGTTCCACTTTTGGCATTTTCAGAAACTTTATTTGTGGCCTTGGCGGTATCTTTGAGTTTATCAGTAACTTGCTGTATATTCTTTGAACCTTCTTGCCCAAGTTTTGTAAGTTCTGTAAGTGTTTCTGTAATCTTCTGATCAACCTTTGGCAGCGTATCTTTAAGAAGTTTTAGCTGTGTTATTGCTTCTTCTAATTTCTTTTCTGTCTCTGTATATACCGAGTTTGCTTTTAGAGCATTTTCAACATCCATCGCTGGCATTGGTGAAAGTTCATTTACTGCATTTACTGTTTTACTGAACTCTAATTTGTAAATTTCATCTAATTTATCTTTACTTTTTTGAAGTTCTTCGTTCCATTCACTTAACTGATTTTTTACATCTATAAATGTTTGTAATTGTGAGCTTAGTGATTGAAATTTGTCCTGTGTTTGAGAAACCAAAGCACCAACACCAATACCTACAGCACCTACAGCGCCAATACCTACACCACCAATACCTCTACCAGCAACACCACCAATATTTGCAGTTTGTGAATCAATAGTTTTACGAACAGAACCAAGTTCTTGATCGAACTTAGATCTATCCAACTTCAACTCAATATATGCCTCGCCTGCTTTTATAGCCATCTTATTTTCTCTTTTCTATTTTGGCACAAGTATTGGTTTATCTTTATTTTTAACAAACTCTAGTGTTCTCAATTCTTTTTCTTTTCTAGTTTCTACATACGTTTCATGTATTTTCTTCATGTCCAATTGTGTGTTTGTCATAATCATCAAGTGGTAATACTCGCACAAGTCTCCATATACAAGTTGTTCTGCTGTTTCTGGCATCCAATTGTGCCAAGAGTTCAATAGCTTTGCTAGATTTGGCGTACTACACAAAGCTATTCTTTTTTTTGTTCAACCTCATCAACACCCCATACCTTGCCAATTTTAGCAATAATATCCTTCAGTTCAAGTGCTTCAACATATTCTTTTATTTCTGCATCACTTTTTTCAGGATTATGTTTCTTGATTGCATAAATCAATAAAGACACAGAACCATCAATGCTCTTCATCCAATCATCGCACAAGTCCAACAATTCATCGCCTTTTGGTGTACTGTTTTTCAGAACATCCATCAAGCCACGAACATTGCCGGCAAACAACTCCTTGGCATTTTCGATATATTCTTGCTTCACTACCTTTTGTGCATAGCGAATCAACTCAACGGCAGGTACTTTATCAATTTTCATAAAAACTCTCCTTTTTATTCATTTAAACAATAGCGCCACAGAAACTGAAGGTGGCATTGTAAACCACTTCTGCACCAACATCTGTAACAACATTCACATCACTAATCAAGATATCACCTTTAAAAACCTCGGTAACACCAACCAAGAAGATTGCATTTGCAGTCGAGCCAATAGAAGGCAATGCAGCACCTACACCTTCGTAAGAACCTGTGCCAGATTTAACTCCACCAATAAAGGTTCTCCAACAATCAGAGGCAAAAGATGTAACATCAAGCAATTCTTGTGAAACTGTCACATCCCATTTTCTGACTTCAGCGCCGTCTGGTCCATCGATAGAGCCTCCACATCCCGCCTTAGCTGTCGTAACGCATGCCATAATATCACCTCATTTTTTTATTTAAGAAATTTCGCCACAGAAACTGAACGAAGCATTGTAAATCACTTCGGCACCAGTATCAACAACCATATTAACATCACTAATCAAGATTGCACCAGAGAAAACAGTAGTACCAGAAGCAGTCTTGAAGGTAGCATTTGCAACAGAACCAATCGAAGGCTTTGTTGAACCAACACCTTCATAAGAACCTGAACCACCTTTAACTCCGCCAATGAAAACTCTCCAACACCCAGAATCGAAACTTGTTACATCAAGCAATTCTTGTGTAAGAGTGACCTCCCATTTGCGTATCTCGGTGCCAGAAACACCAGTAACAGAACCGCCACATCCAGCAACAGCAGTAGTCGTACATGCCATCATATCACCTCATTTTTATTTTTATTTACACTAAACCTATAGTCAATAAAGAGAAACTTTCTCTTTATTCAGGTCTTGTATACCTTTTAATCATTTGTCAATATTCTTTTTAAAGGTTTTATATTTAAAAAGAAGAAACATGTTGTATACTTAAAATAAAAGGTTATTTTATGAATGAAGAATGGCGAAATATAGAAGGTTATGAAGGTTATTACCAAGTTTCAAATGAAGGCCGTGTAAAAAGTTTAGAAAGGTTTATTGATACAACTGCCAATGGTACACCTTGTCTTTATACAGTTCGAGAAAAAATATTGAAATTTGGCAGGTATGCAAAAAACGGTTATTTAAATGTTCATTTATCAAAATATGGCAAATCTGAAGTTATTTCAGTTCATCGTTTAGTTGCAAGAGCATTTCTTGGTGAAAGGCAAAAAGGTTTAGATATTTGTCACTGTGATGGCAATCCTAAAAATAACAATATAGAAAATTTACGCTATGATTCACATAAAAATAATTCTGCCGATATGAAAATACATGGTACTTTAATGAAAGGTGAAAAGAATCCTAACAATAAATATACAATAGAACAAGCAGAAATGGTTAAACAATTATTATTAAACGAAGCACTTTCTATTAAGAAAATTTCAGAAATAACAAATGTAAAAACGTTCGTTGTTATTTGTATTAATAATGGTAAATCGTGGCGAAATGAAAATATAAATTATCCAATTAGAGAGATTAAAACAAAGAAATTAACAGAAAATATACAAGAAATTTATTATTTATTAGAGAATACAGAATTGAGCTATGCAGAAATAGCAAGAATGTTTAGTGTTGCGTCACAAACAATTCAAAATATAAACAAAGGTACAAGGTGGCACATTGAATCAATGCAGTATCCTATTCGGCCTATTAAACAAATAAAAACACAATATTAATCTTCGCTACTTGAAGAACTACTTGAACTTGATGAAGAAGAATCTGTATCGGCAGTACCTATCCACCATGTAGCAGAAATTATTGTTTTATAGGCTTCATCGATTTTTTCGGTCATAGAAGAAACATTGTCTATGGTCATGCCGTATATTCGAGAATCTTCAACAGCAAAATATACATTGAATAATTTCTTCTGAATCACATCTGACATCCTCATAGCACTCAATTGAGAAGGCAAATAATTACCATCGCTAGTTGACCAGCAATCTATCTGTGAAACTATCTTGTAATATTTGCATGCATTATCTCCACTACCAGAACCAAAAAAACTTACATTGTCAACTTGTGCAATGTGTTGTATAGTAACATATTCACCTTTTGAACCTTTTGTTATGCCAAAGGTAATATCATAAGGTGTTGCACTTTTCAAGAAACCAACCAAGCCTTGATAGAATTCTACTTGCATTTTATAATTTTATCCTATTTAGTGCAGGCCGTAAAAAAGGTCTTGGTGACATATTTCGTGTACCAAACTCCAACGATGCGGCATAGTCAACACCTGCATTTACAACAACTTTTTCATTTTCTACTTCATAATTTATAGAATCTCTAAGTTTGCCACTATCTATATCAGGAGCACTGCCAAGGCCAAAATTGTTTTTAATATCACTAACAATATCCTTGCCTTGCTTCTCCAACAGGCTATTTATTTCTTTCTTGAAATCATAGGTTATCTTCAATTTATTCATTTCTGCAACTCCTCGTATACATCAATCTCCAAGTGATGTTGCGAAACACCATCATATACAATATAGGCATTCTTTATAGTCCACCTAATATTGTCCAAGAGAATATAATCCCATTCGGCAAAGTCTTCTCTTGGTGCCATATATATTCTTGCATTCAAATTGGTGTTTCTATTGTCACCAAGTATTTGATTAGAACCACCATTCTTGTTTATTCTGCATTTGGCAGTACCAATCAACGATAAACTTTTCTGTTGTTCACCAATTTGATTTGTTGAATAGGTACTACCATATACATAGGCTAATTTGTTATAGTAATCTGAAATCATTAGAGCACCTTTATTCTGTAATTATTCAAGGCATTTGCATAGGTGAACAACAAAGAACTTGCATCTTGCTTGAAATCACGATTTGTATAAGAATAATCACCAATTGATTCTGATTGTAGTGAACCATCTTTTGTTTTTGTTGAATAAAGTGAAATAACAATCCTATTGCATATTTCAGTAAGGTCGGCAGGTATTGTATCATAGCCACCAGAATAGAAAATCATGTATCTACCAACCTGAGTACCATACATGCCTTCATTAATTTTAAGCAAATTCGCTGACATGGTAGGCATTTCTAAAAATATATTGGCATCCTCTCCAAGAGTACTATGTCCTTGCCATAAATATTTCGAAGGCCAATTATTATATACACTACTAACTATTTGCGAAGAAGCATTTGCATGTAGATTTATTTGTGCATTCAGTTCTGAAATGTTAGTATAGGTGGCAAAAGAATAAGTGGTATTCGAGAAATTTTCAAACAAGGTCACTTTTTCTCTATCTACATTTACAGAAAAAACAAAAGTACCATTGTAGTCGATTTGAATAGCATTTTGATCACCCATCATACAAGCATAGATGGTATGAATAGGTGTATTCTTTAAATAAATATGTCCATCACTATAACCTTGTTCGAAATAATCAGCTTTTTCAAAAGTTCTATCGCAATAATTTTCAATTGCTTTTGTGGCTGAATCTATCAAGGCTTGAAGCAGAACATCTTGTGTATTGTCAGTAATGCCTAATCTAGATTTTATTGTAGCTAATGATGTCAAGGCCATTTTATTTTACCTTTAATAAGAGTTGATTCTATCTTTTTATGCTTTTGTCAATTTTTTGAACAAAAGAAAAACCCCACCCATTACTGAGTGAGGTTTTTTGTTATGTGAGGTAGGAGAGAACCTCACAGTTTAGTTACTTGGCTTAGGAGCCAGAACGTGTATCAACAGTGACAAAGTCAGCTTCGCCACTCGCAAGTTTGAAACCAACAGGCGCACCTGCTATGTTCCAAACGAACCGATAGCCAACCTCACCAG